GGTGCAGACGTAGAGGAAGTCAAGAAGGACAAGTAGGATAGGAGTCGGCAGTGGCGAACGAACTGTACGCTAGTGTAGACGATATCAACGCTCACCTTCCTGAGCATAAGGCTCAGATTAGTGACGCTGATGACGACTTGCTGCAAGTTGAAGCTTGGCGTCTTATTCGTGCTAAGCTAAGTACAACGTTCGCCACTGCCACTCTCAACGCTTGGACTGATCCCGACGCTACACCGGGTATCATTCGCACTATCGCCGGAATGGTGATCGCTGCTAAGTGGTACGCAGAGCTTTATGCCGAAGATAGTGATACTGACGCGACTTACGCAAACAATCTGTATCTTCAGGCTATCGACCTCCTGAATCAGATTGCTGCTGGTCTAATCGTAATCACTGATGATGCTGGCGAACCGCTCTCCGACACTAGTTCACTTAGCAGCGATGACTACTATCCGAACGATAGTGTCCCGCCAGTCTTCACAATGGGTAAGGAATTTGCTTAGTGGCGATTCCATCCCCGTTCACCTTTGAGCCTAGCGGAACAGGTGCTTTCGGTCGTCGCGGTGGTATCATCACCACCAACGTTCTTGGCGATGAAGCTCTAGAACTAGGTTTTGTCAAACTAGCCGGTTACGTTGAGGAAACCGCTCTACCTCTTAAGGCGGCGGAAGCTATCGCTAAGGCGGATATACATGAACGCTTCCAGAGCCATGAAGACCCCGAAGGGGATGAATGGCAGGAACTCTCGCCAAGGACGGTAAGACGCAAAGCTAGCTCTCCTACGCTACGTTCGTTTCCCGAGGATATCCTCACTCATACGGGGCTTATGGAGAAGCGCGCTACTGACGACGAAGCCTTCACTATCGCGGGTGACCAGCTTGTGTGGTCTTCCGAGCATATGCCTCCGTATTGGGGTGTTCATCAGTACGGTAGCGGTGAATTCGATGAGCAGGAAGTTACAGAGTTTGTGCCTGGTAAGGGACAAGTCTCCACAGGCAAGACTCTGAAGTTTGCGCGTAGTGAAGGTCGTGGTCGCGCTACGCCTGCTAGACCGTTTATCGGTCTTAGCGAGGAAGCCGGTCTACAGATCGTAGAAGTCTTCGACGCTTGGTACGATGAAGGCGTTAACATTGCTATCAACCCTAGTACCGGTATCGTCCAAGAACGTGTTGGTGGACGTTTCGGTCGTAGACTGTTTCCGTCGTTCTAATGGCTTATCTGACTAAACTTCCTGAAGTAACAGATATGCTCATTGAGAAGCTTAAGACCGAAGCTGGCGAGTTGGGCATTGCTTTCGTCGGTGCGTACGGCGAGGCTCGTCTGCCGCAGTATCCGGCTTGTGTGGTTGTCCCTGGGCCACGCACTAAAACGCTGCCGGGTGTGAGTTACTTCACTGTCGATTTCGCCATAGATATCTATGTCTACCACGGTGACATGACTGTGCCGCATTCGACGCGTAACAGGGAAGACCTGCTAATGGTTGATAAGATCGAAGCAGTGCTAGAGTCCGATTATACTTGGGGCAACAGAGTTGTCTTCGGTTACATCGCTGAAACTGCTCCCGGTCGTTTTCACCCACAAGGCAGGCAGAACCAGGAAATCATCGCTGGTACTCTTATGCGATGGGTCGGAACGTCTAGGAGGTTGATGAATGGCTAAGACGGTTGAGTACCATAACCCCGACTTTGAGGATGGTATCATCTTCGATGTTGGTGGGCTGCGTATCCCTAATGGGGGTAGTATCGAGCTTGACGAGGAAGCAGAACTCGGTTTCTTCGCCAAGAAGCAGATGAACGTTAGCGACTTCTTCGCCGGCGATAAGATGGTTAAGGTGAGCGGCAAGTCTGAGCTTAGTAAGTCGGTTACGGACGCTCACACCGCTCACAAGGTAGACACTGAGCCTGCGCCACTTGACGATGTTGTGGCTGACGAGCCGGTTGACGTACCTACCAACGAAACGGAGGAATAGTTGAGTACCTTCGCCATTGGCGCTTCAGGTGCATTGGGTCTTGCGCTTGAAAGCACGATGGGCACTTATGTCGCGCCGACGGTGTGGGTGCCTATCCTAGAAGAGTCTCTGGCCTATACCGAAGATAAGTACTACTCGCAGCAGCTTCGGCAGCAGGCTACAGATTCAGATGTTAAGTCCTCTTACTACCATGTAGAGGGCGACATTCGTATGGAGGTTGACTGTCGTTTCCTTCCATACTTCTTGTACTGCTCTCGGCATGCTATCACGAAGTCCGGTTCTGGCCCGTATACGTACAAGTTCACGCCTACGGCTGTGGGCGGTACTAGTACGGCAGCGAGCGGTGCTGTCCAGCGTACCATGTCAGTCACGGTTATTGCGAATCCGGGTACTGGCTTCTTTGGATACTCTGGCTGCACTGTGGGTGGTTATGAGTTTACCATCGACGGTGGTGTTCTCATGGTTACCCTGAATGTCATCGGTCTTGGTGAGCAGACAGGTAGCGGTACTCCCGCCTGGGTCGCTCCTAGCCTTCTCGGTGCAGACGCTCATACCGTCTACGTCGATACGGCTGGTACGACTCCTGCGTTTGCCGCAGCGGTTAACGACTTCAACGGCTTCACGTTCCGAGCTAACCACAACGCTGAGGCTCAGAACCGCATTAGGCCGCAGAGGTCTGCTAGCTACGTTAAGTTCGGTAAGACAGACTTTGAAATCGAGTCCGAGCTTGACTTCGTTCTCAAGTCTGAGTTCGATAACTTCAAGGCAGCGACTACCAAGGCGTTCCGTCTTACTTCGCTCAACGGCGGTGCGACACTTGCTGCCGCTACCGAGGGTGTTCAGATCGACGCGAACCGAGTCGCTTACGACGCATACGACGTTACACTCCCTGGCATCGGGGATATTGTGTCTGCTGGCTTCACCGGCCACGGACTCAACATCACTGGTGGAGATGCGTATGCAATCAGCGTTAAGTCGCCTACGAACATTGCTTAGCAACTAGTCGGGAAAGGAGAGGCTAAGATGCCCGACGCAACAGTTAGCCACGAACCGATCAGGAGGGAGCTGAAAAGTTGCCCTCCTGACGGTTACGTGGACTTGCTCCAACTACCGTACTACGACATGTTGGAACGTCGTGACGGTGCTTCACGCTTGTATGCACAAGCAAGTGAAGAAGGCGAAGTTGACAACAAACTGTTCATGGAGTCCATGCAGCAGTGGTCGCGGAGTTACGAGTTCAAGAAGTGTATTGTCGGTCATAACCTTACCGACAAGAACGGTGTGCCTCTTGACTTCAGTAAGCCCGAGACACTTCGTAGCCTTAGCCCGAATGTTGGGCATGAAATCGAAAGGCTCATTGACGAGCTTAACGGAGAGGATGAGGAGAACGAGGATTTTACTCCTGCGCCGTCCTCATCCTCCTTGCAGACGAGTATCCCAAGCAACGACACGGATACCACAAACGAGCTAGAAAGCGTTTCGGACGAGACTTAATAACTGAGGTTGTTAAGTGGATTGACACAACCCGCCTGTGCCGTGAGTTTCATGTGCTACCGGTGGCAGGCGGGTTGTTTCAACAGCCAGGACAATACGTACAACGAATGCGTAGTGTGCTGGAAGCCGAAAGCGAAGTACAAAGGCTTAAGGACGAGCGCGACAAACTAAGGTCACCCGAAGCGAGAGAGGCCAGAGAGAAGAGAGCGCGTGGTCAGAGCGACTGAAATCGTTATCATCGCTAAGGTGCAGAACCAAGCGTCTGCACAGCTACGACGCATCGCTAAGGACTTGGGCGGTCTTGGTGCCGCTAGTAACGCTGCTAACCGCATGCAGCAGATGCAATCGCGGATTGGCAACCAGCAGCTTCGTATGGCTGGTCTTGGTGCTAGGCAGCGTGAGACTCAGTTGCGGCATACCGAGCGTATGTTGCAGTTGGAGCGTGACCTCACTACTAACGCTACTACACGTTCGCGGCTTCAGCAGCGAATGAACCGGGCGATCAACTCTAAGGATCTTGACAGGCAGTTACTCCTTAGTCGTATGATCGAAGCAACGCATCAGCGTGACGCTGTTCTTGGTGCTAGACGGGCGTTGTACGAGGAACAGATCAGTAACTTCAGTGCGAGGCATACCGCGCAACTCAAGATGCAAGAAGCGGTAATGGCCGATCTTGTGCGTCAGCAGAAACTCATGGCTTCTCTGCAACGCACAGAACGCGCACAAGGCATCGCTAGAGGCGTATCGCACGCTGGCCGCGCTATGACCTTCGGAGGGCTGCTAAGCACAGCAGGGTTCGCTGCTGCTTCTAAGCAGTATGCAGACTTCAGCACTCTTGTTACGAAGGCTTCGACTCAGATCGCTTCTAATGCAGGTAAGGGTGTTGACGCGGTTATTGCTTCGGGCGGTCGTCTTGAAGCTGCGATCATGCGGCAGATGAAGATATTTCCTGCTTCACAGACTGAGATGGCTGACGCACTCTATCAGCTTTACTCGTCTATGGATCTTACCGAGCGACAGGGCATCAAGATGCTCGCTACCACTAACAAGGTAGCTGTGGCGTTTGGTAGCGACCTGCCGACTTCCACGAACGTTCTCATCACTACGCTTAACAACTTCGGTAGGTCTGCTGGTGGCGTTCAGGAAACTCTAGACGATCTTGCCGCTATCGTTCGTATCGGTAGGATGGAGCTTAGCGACTTCGACTCCATGATGAACTCTGTGGCGCCTGCTGCTCAGAGCGCGGGCTACAGTCTTAAGGAGATGGGTGGCGCTATGGCGCTCATCACCCGTCTGATTCCTTCACAGGAAAGAGCTGCCACAGGGCTTGCACGTCTTATCGACATTTTCGGTAACAGAGACTTCCAGGCTGGTATGGCTAAGGCCGGTGTCGCTATCACCGATGTAACTGGTCAGCTTCTTCCGTTTGAAGAGATCATTAGGCGCATTGCAAGCCTTGATCCGCAGGGCCAGGGTCTTCAGAACTTTATCCAGATTATGACCGCTAGTGGTCGTGGTCG